ACTCATATTGTACTATGAGCAACTAATAACAAGTGTCATCGTGAAGTTTTACGTCTGCAAAATAAATATTAAAAAACTCTTACGTAAAACTTCTTAAAATTGGCTATCTAACATATTTTACGTTGTAGCAGAATTGTATTGCCAGTACAATTCTTATTAACGGCATGATTTTAACGTCCGCACGATCATAATTATATAAATACGAATGTCCAAATATATTTATATGTCGTATTTAATAAATATAAATGTCTATATAATTACTTACGCCCCACATGCTTGTCATCTTCTGATGATCTAATAATAAAAATATGCACTACCTTCACAGGCAATGCATATAAATGAATTATAAGTCAGAAATTCAAAAAAGTTATTGCAATCATGATCATTTAATACTATCTATTACCGTAATTGGTACTTTGACAGCTTTCTCACTTTCTTTTTCCGGCCTATTTACTTCAGTCTTTATTTCCACTTTAGCATTCTTAGCATCTGGACCTGTTATTCCCGGCATAACTTCTTTTAACTGCATACTAATATAATAGTTTGTATTACGGAGATACTCTTCAGCAATCTCTTCATACGTTGCAGTTGTACCTATTCTATTAAGAATAGTACGTACGATTTGTTCTGGAAGTTCCATACACAAATCATACAATTCCATGTCATGCTTTTCAACATTCCAGTCGTTAAGTCTTTCTTCCAAAGTAGGAATAATGACCTCAGTTTTAGTTGATTCTGAAGCTTCTTTAGCTTCTGTACCATGGTACTTATCGTACCCATACCATAGGATTCCTCCCAATAGTACGATGCAAAGTAGCCCAATCGCTACGTCTCGAAACTTGTTCATAGAAATAATTGATTTATTAATAAAACTGTGCAATATTGCCTTATTGATTGATGACCATTGCTTGAATATCTAATTCAATTTTAATTGGTTCATTCTTCCAAGATATCATAGGAATATTTAATTGTATTCTATCTTCTTCAGATATCTGCGTATAATTAAAATTTCCTGCAAACTCATCCTCATTAGGACAGTTTAAATTAATCCAGTAATTTGAATCACCTTCAACATATCTTTTTGGCTTACTTGTAAAAAGATATTGTCCTCCATCTTCATCTACTGCATACCAAACTTCTACTTTCATAAATCTTGTTGTTTTTGTTCTTCTTCGTATAAATATTTTTCTATTCTTTGAGATTCTTTATTAATTAAAATAAAGAACAAACCTAGTATAACACCCATACCTAATGAGGTTATTATTAACTCTCCTGTAATAGCTACAGTGTAGATACCCCCAGCTACTACTACCAATAGTAGTAACACATATAAAAGACATTTTAATGAAGATTTATTTAAAGGATTCATAAGCTTGTAGAAATTGTTTATATGTACCTAACATATTCATTAATAAACCACGATATTTACAAAGATGGTTGTATTCTTCTTCAGTAAGAATATATACTGAACCCACTTTTACTACATTTGGAGTAATTTCTTGTATATTACGAGAATTATTTGTAGTATTTATATTTTTTGTACTTTGTGATTCTATTTGTGGTTCTACAACAGACATCACATTTTTGATTTCTTCTTCTGAGAAAAAGGATTCACCTATAGTTCCACATACTTCTGCTACTTTAATACAAATAGCTTCATAAGTTTCATTATCTTTGAGTGTGTAGTAAAATTCTCCAGAATCTACAGCAATTTTAGCTGTTTGTAATTCAAGACCAAAAATTACCTTTAATGCTTTCAACCAAGCTATTTTAAATTTCGCTTTTTTAAAATTGAATTTAATTTTTGTTGCCATATTGATTATATTTAATGTTAATAGTTTTCATAAATAATCCTAAGTAGACCATAAGCCACTAACGCCGCCAAGCTGTTACATGTATCTACTTAGGATTTCAATTTAATCAGTATGTGTTTCACAACAGATACATGAATAGAGTTCTATAATTCAACAAGTTTTTCTTTTTAAAAGGGAGAAATAAATCTCCCTTACCTGATTATGGATAGATCTGTAAGAAGTGATCTATATAACCGGGTTTTGTTGCAATATATACCCTATATCCTCCACCTAATTTAAATAGGTCAAAGTCTTTTTTGGGTATTTGCATAGCAACAGTTTCTACATCTTGTTTCCAATTAGTATCGAATAAACGATGTAATTGATTATGAAGATTGTCCATGTATGAATACATGCACTGTTGCTTGGATGCGATAGCAGTATTGATTACCACACCGTATCCTTTACTTAATTTATAAGCTAACTTAATTGCATCAAGCCAACTTAAATTAAGCTCTTTTTTAAGAGTCACAATTCTCTTGTATAGAGATATACTACGACTCTTTTTTTTCTGAATTATTATTCTTATCATATTATTAAGTATTAATGATTCAGATTTAAAGACATTAGCTTCGGTAGCCGTTGGCATTCGTTCAGCCCGGCAATTTAAACCTACTAGACCCTAGAACCGCTAACTTGTGTATTAATCAAAATGCATATGAAGTAGTGTAGTTAGTCTCGATGAGGTTGTCTTTACTCTAGGGAAATTGTATGCGTATTTCACAATAGGCATACAACAGTTCTGTCGTGACTTTTAAATAATACACACGTGTTTCACAACAGATGTGTATCTTACATTTTAACCAAAAGAATGTTGTTACTTCAATTCTTTCTTAACTTCATCTATAATACCATGAAAAACACTAACATTTACTTTATCCTTAAATTCAATATATGCAAATAATATCACACATATTGGATATAGGATAGGATCGTCCAACAGTATTAATAATATTATCATGTAGATAAGTATTCTTAATACTAACCAAATGAATGATATTATCTTTCTCATATATTAAAAATTTGATCTCCTAGGTGGGGTCGAACCACCAATCTCTAACGTGCAATACGTCTAGTGTTTTTCCATTAAACTATAGGAGTTTTGTATCCAGATACTTATTTTCCAGTTAGTATCATACTGTCTTACACCATAATACATTATGGTAATGTCTTCGATTGTAAGCTTACTTGGTTACTAATAAACACAATAGTGCACCCATGCGAACCTAACATGCTATTGCAAGGAATGTTATTAATGTGGCCACATTAAAAAGGTTTAATTCGATTCCTTCTCTGCTATGACTGCTATTATTATAAATACTGTGCACGTAAATTATAATAAAGCCTATTCTTCTAAAGTCTCCTACGTCTCTGCGCCTACATGATGTTATCACTGCTCCTAATTAAGGAAAGCTACGCCATACACGAGTATTCATACTACATTGGGTTGTAATAATAGTAAGATGTCCTCTAGTTATTGTTTTTAGTTGTCATAGTTTACTAAAAACAATAGTTACTAAATAATTTAATATGACTCTGCATTTACTTTAGGCTTGTCACTAACCATGGCTGCATTATATTAAATTAAAAAGAGAGTTGTGTATCACTTCATACACTGGGTGTTTATATTATTTACGTTTAATAACTTTAACACCAAAATAGATACCAATTATAGTTGGTATTACATACAGTAATATATTAGTTACTGCATAACGTGGTTGACTTATTGTTATTACTATATAAAATAATAATACCAATAGTAATATACCAAATAAGATGTAATTAAGTGCTTTCATTTTCTTTTATATTTATTGTTAAATGTATCTACTGCTTTTTCTCTATTAGGAAAGGTAGTTATTACTAATTTCCCTTCTTTTTCGAGAATAATAGACCACTCGAAAGCGTGCTTTCCAACTAGGATAACTTTACGTCCTAGTGCATCTTCGACTATTGCCCTAACTGTGGCATCACAATTTGATTTGTGATATTTTCTTTTGCTCATGATATTATTTATTAAATGAGTTTATTATTAAATAACATATTCCAACAAATATCCAATAAGCTAATGACCATTCGAATATCATATCTAATATTGCTGAGAATTTTGCTTTTGGATCTAACCCCATTGATAATAAGAATAAACACGACATTATGTAAAATCCTATTGTTGCTTTTGTTCCGTTACTCATTTGTTTCTATTTTTGAATCATTTATAACTGCAACGCAAGAAAGATCAACGAGTACTTTATACTCACACTTATTCTTCCTACTTAGGATAGCTGCTAACTCATTAGCATCTTTTTGTGTTTATTCATCATGACCTTCAAATACCTCTACTACTAATGGTTTTATGTTGTGCTTATAGCACTTCACTACTACTATCGTAATATATAATTTTATTGATTAATAATCAAATTAAATCATGTAGTGATAGCCTTCCTGTATTTTTTCAGTTCTTTGATACAGTATCACTACATGATTGGGTAGGCTCCCGTTAATATTACACACAACAGTAACTTTCAGTGATGTTACATTGCTGAACCAACATAACAAAGTACTGAAGCGTGGCATAGCATATATGTTTAATATACTTTTCCGCTATAGAGTGTTGCACTGACAACATTATCTATAGTAAGCTATGGCTTGATTTGATACAGTACTACTTGTGTAGCATACCCCGTATCTTCCTTAGTTTAGGATATCGCTCCTAATATCCGGGGCTCATTTTGAGCCCGAGAACCATACTAATGCATTTTACACCTAAAACTTATTATTACTTGGCGGGTAATTTCAGTGCTTGACGAATATCTTTAGCACGCCACTGGTTTATCGTCCTAACTCTGCGAATAAGAAACTGGTGCCCTCAATGTCTTGGGAAGTTATTGAGTTTTTTGTTGGTTCTGGTACGCATTACTCAGTTAGAACCTTCACTGAAACCTATAGTCTAAATTAAATTATAGGACGCTAGAAAACTTAAATCATAAAAATAATAGTAGAGTTATATATAATGCTGTCTCTCCAAGCTGTCACTCTCTTTCAAGTTGTCACCAAACTTATAAATCGGAATTGGTTTCCTGTACGGTTTATCCTTAAACTTTTAAGTGCGTTACTAGTAAACCGCCGAAAAGATATACAC